ATTGGCACAAAGGTCTACCTACATTAGACATTCTAGGTTCAAACTTACCTCTTCTATCACCCTCAAACTGTTTAAGTAAGGCGTTTTTACACGCCTCACCAAACTCCTGCACTAGCTGTTTGTCTAGCTGTACAGGATTTTTTGATACATTATCTAAGTATTGCTGTACCTTTAAGAGTATAGTATTCATTACGATGACAATACATTCTCTGGAGAATCATCATTTACTTCTTCTACTATCTTCGCATCTATACTATCTCCGCTATTACTGGCTTTGTTTTTAGCTTTATTATACCCTGCAATTATTTCAGTATTCTCAGTATCAATTGATTCTTGAAATACTTTTAAGGTTTCCATATCATTATCAGATAATTGTAGATTTTCATCTGCATTAACTCCTATCTCTGGAACATAAAACACATTGCCACCTTTTTTCTGCCTTTTAGTATTTAAAGTAAAAGTGCAGTTAAACATTAACTTTTTTCTTTTCTTTAATTGATCTAAAGCAGCACTGACAGGTGAGAATGCTGTGCCAGTTACCCTATACAATACAGGTAAGTTCTCTACACTATGTGCTTTTGCATTTGCTGTAGTTCCATTAGGAATACTTAATAAACCATAAACTAATTTATAACATCTTATAGTTCTTTGTCTCTCTAACTCTTCTGGAGTTAAAGTTGATCTATCCTTAAATGGTATTTTACCACATCTAGTTCCACCAAGTATATCAATAGCTTCTTCTTTCCAGCTTTTAAATATAATTGATCTATTAACATATTCACCTTTATCTGCATCGTAATGCATATACTGCATTGCACTTATGAATGGTCTAAATGTAACTGGTTTACCAAAAACATTTTGACCTACATTAGAATCGTATGCATAAAAATGACCTACTGGCAATTGATTACCATCATCATCTTCTGGTGTACGATTGATTGCTAATCTAGGTATATTAATACCTAAGTTAGAACCATCATCTTGTCCTATGACTTGCATAATTTGCTCATCAGACATCTTTTTTATATTTACTAAATTATTATCAGACATTTGCCCTCCTTATTAATAATATTGTATACCATACTTTGCAAAAAAAATCAATAAAAAAATAAACTTAAAGTTAAATATATTGCAAATAATATAACGCATAGTGTCGCACTTGCACATATATAAGTCCATATTGTATTTAACATATTCTAGTTTCTCCATTTATTACTTTAACTTCTAAACCATCAGATTGTGCATAGTATTTCCATTCTGAAAAAAACTCATGATTATTATCTAAGTACAATGTTGTTGGTTCTATCATGCATTGATCTTTTAATGCAGTGTATTCTAAAAAAGCAGAATACTGATCATCAGAAAACTCATCTAAAGTATCTAATGCATCTATTTCTTTGGTCATGAAACCTCCTTCATATTTAACCAATCGTAACCAATTTTAAGGTCAGTGTCAAGCGGAACATTAAAATCAATTTTGTAATACTTTTTAAGCGCAGGTATTACATCTGCTGTGCCCTGTTTAAATATTTTACTCATCACATCTTCTTCTCCAGGGTAAACATCAGCTACGATAGAATCATGAACTGTATTTAC